TAAATGTATACTAATATCGTTAGTGTGCTTATCTTCCGAGGAATAAACCTCGAGTGGTTAGAACTCCAAATTACCAGAGAAGCTGGTTTATCAAATCTTTAAGTTCAGGTAAATTTTTATCCCTGATCCGATTCCTACATGTATATGGAATTTCAAAATTGATACAGATCCCCAGAGTTTACTGGGCTATCAAAACCGTTATGTTTAGATGACGTTACTATTACAGATCTAATCCGACTCTTCATCCAGTATAGAGTTTCAATTGCCACTGGTATGGGGGGCGTTTGCCCCCCATGATCCTGCTTTTATATTTTTGGTTTATTAGCAGTTGTTGTCATTTTAAGGAAAGTATATCCTTAATCTTAGTCAAAAACGTGATCGAAATGAGGCCTAACCAACGAAGCTGTTTCTTTTGCGGCGCAGACTGAAAACGGTATGATTAGTTTACTAGTCCGGGTCGAGTTTTCTGCGATTTCATGCCCGGTTGGAGCCAAGTCCAACCAACCCGCTCGACGTTCTTTTGCCGAAAATGGGATGTCTGCGTTTATGTTAATTTTCGAGGGGTTGATGCTGCACGAAAGTGAGCCGCTCTGCCCTCCACGAATAGTTTATCCCGTGAAGTTTAGCCTTTTTACAAAAGTGCCCGCCCCTACATGCCGCCCAGTTCACATACTGATACCGCCTCCGCCACACGGAGCACCACCTGCAGATTAGGTGCATATATCTGCTTAGCACTCCTTGTACTACTTGAGCAAGGAAGGTGTGAATCCAGTCAGGTCTCTTCGCTTGAACACCATAGCGATGTTTTTTCCCAAAATTTCATCAATGGGCGCTTAATTGCTGAACCCGAGCTTAATGCTCCGCTTCCAGTCATTCGACTGATGAACCTCCGTAAGGTTGTTATCGTTGAGGATGAAGATTTTGATGATTGTGTGAATGATACACCGATCATTGTTTCTGCTTTGATTAGAGATCGTAGAATGAGTTCGTTGTTTGAACCTTCTATTCCTGTTTTCCCTCGTGCTTGTGGATTTGAATTGATGACTGTTAAAAATGTCTCATTTCAGATTAGTGTTTCAGTTCCTTTGAGTGTTAGTACAAGAGTACCTTCTTTGACGAATTTGTGTCAAGATAGTACCTACTTTGGCCTTGACCCGGTCGAAGTGTTACGGCCTCCTGATAAATTTCAATTTGTTTGGTTGTGGTATGTTCGTCGTGGTCTTTATGGTTTGTTTGTTACTTGTATTTGCATTCTTGCCTATTATGAGTTATATGCTGCTACTTCGATTGTTCGTGCTCTTTTATTGCCCTGTTTTGGTGTAAATTATTACATTGTGGGTAGATTTGAGTGGTTTCGCTATTCGATGATGATATTGTACTACTCATTACCTCTGATTTCGTTTATATGCACATTTATTCGTGTATTCGTATTGTGGTGTTGTAGTTTTTTATCATTGATGCGTATTATTGCTAAACCATCTCCGCTTCTATTTGTGCTTGCTTTTCCTATTAGCGCATGTTATCATTTTGGTTTATTGGTGTATTGGTTTTTATCTTACATTTATGAGCGACCTAGATACGATTCATCATTATATTATCAGTCGATGCGTGAACTTCCTGGTTGCTTGCAGATGCTTCAAGAGTTTTGTTCTGACCATTCATTAGACATGACTCTTGAAACCCAAAAAAATGATGATGATTCTGATGTTTTGCCGTATTGGGTTTGTATGATTAAAATCTCTGATTTTCCTGATCCAATTACTGGTGAGATTAAGGATCTTCATTATGGTTCTGTCGATTGTTATCGGTCAGAGGAAGAGGCTAAATATCGAACAGCTGCTGGTGTTTTGCGTTTGATACATAGTGGTCGTTCTTTAGAAGAGCGTACCATGAGATATGTTTGGCAAGGACCTCATGCTGGTCTATATTCACTTTTTGGGATACAAGAATCTATGGCATATGATTTCGTTGAGATCGCATTTATTTTCTTGATTGGAATCATTTATGCTTCTAATTGGGAGACTTATACTGTTCATATAGCCCATTTTATTCGATGGTTTATTAAGGTATGGCCTGGTGATGCCTCGGGAATTGTTACTCAAATGGAAGGTTTTGTTAAACCTAGAATGGCTAAAATGTATGCTGCTTTGAGTGAAGCAGGGGACAAGGTTGCGGCGCGTGCTAAACGCGTTAAATTGAGTTCATTATTTCCCAATTTTCAATTTTCGAAAGCTCCCTTATCTTCTAATCAGAGTATGGCTCGAGCTCAAGAACAGACTGATGATTTGATGGATGATGAGATTAGTTATGAACCTGGTATGCAACATGATTTTTGGGAGAGTCAAAATTTGGTTTTTCAGAGTGTTCAAACTTTTGATTCATTTTCCGCATTTATTAAAAATCCCTTTGCTAAGAGTCTGCTAAGTATTGTTATGTGCTGTGCAGCATCTGTTATGTATTCTCGGGGAAAATGGAGCATTGACTCTATTTTGAGTGTTGAAAAGCATTATGAGAAATTTGTTGTGAATCCTGCGAGTTTTATTGATACATTTGTCGCAAGCTTGAAATTTATAACTGAAGTTGGAAAAAATGCTTATTTTGGAGATTTTTCCACTATTTTCTCGTCAAGAGCATCTATCGATGAGTGGTTTGCTGAGGTGGACATGTTGTACTTAGTGAGTGAACGTTATCAATTGTTGGATCAATTAGATAATGGGAAAGGAGGAAAGTTTTCCTATTATGAATATCATTCACGTTTGAAAGCTGCTCAAGCTGTATCCAAGAGTTTTTTGGACAAATGCGATACTGCCTCAGGTCGTGCGTCTATTCGCACATATGTGACAAAATTGGTGAAGGCTCATGCTACTACCACGTGTAGTTCTGAACTTAATAAGGATCGTAAGGTTCCTTTTGGTATCTTGTTAGCTGGTCAGGCTGGAGTTGGGAAAACTTCAATAGAAACTATGTTGATTAAGTTTTATGCTGAACAGTTCCAATTACCCACAGGTGATGAATATAAGTACAATTTTCCTTTTGAATCCGAATTTATGGACGGATATAGTACAAGTATGTGGGCAATAATTATGGAAGATATTGCCCGTATGGATACCAAGAAGAGTGCACAGGGCGATAAGACTGTGAAGATTTTATTGGATATTTGTGCTTCCAATCCGTATATTGCTAATGCAGCTGCGCTTGAGGTTAAGGGTTTAATAGCTGTCCGTCCTCGGTTGGTCATTGCTACTTCCAATACTAAGCATTTGAATGCTCATTATGATTTGAATTGTCCTATGGCTGCTGCTAGACGTTTACGGTGGATCACTATTCCCACCGTTAAACCTGAGTTTGCTATGGTGGATGGTAGAATGGATTCGTCTAAAGTTCCTCCTGCTATTGAGGGAGAATTTCAGGACTTGTGGACATTTACTGTGCAGGAACCGATCGAAGTTGTTCGAGAGGGTTTCAAGGGAGAAGTGACCTATAACACTATTTTGGACAATGTAACTTTGAAAGAATATTTGGAGTTTATGGGTGCTAAGATGCTTGAATTTGATAAGGCTGAAAATAGTCGTTTGAAAAATGAGGGCTTGATGAAAAGCACTCCTTTTTGCAAGAGTAGTGTTATTAGGCTTCCAGTAAATATGTGTGGTTGTGATTCATGTATGGATATTAAACGTGCTGTTTCACACATTGGTCCTCGTCAAGTGGATTCTGCCTTAATCACATCCGATTTGGTGTATCCTGTTGGAGATTTATTGAGGTTTGAAGAACCACCAAAACCAGTATCAACCAACCCATTTGATTTTATGGATGATGAGAATGATGATGTAGATAACCATGATCCTTGTATTGGTGGAGAATTGTGTTATCCCAGAACTAGTGCATTAATGGCAGCTAAAACTTTGGCAGCTGTTAGTATGTTGCCGGGCAGTCAGGCTTTTTCATTTTCTGATTTTTCCAAAGTAGATTATTATATGATCACTTTAAATGCCTTGTTGAGCATTTGTGGTTTGATTTTTCTACATCGTGTGATTTTAATTTGTGTGGAGATTTATAGAATTTCCAGTCACAATAGTATAGTTCAGAGAACTAGTCAGGGAATATTTGGATTATTTCAACGGGTATATGCTGATTATGTTAGTGCTATTGTTTATGTTGCACGAACGCCTTTATGCTGTGTCAGTTTACTTGCTGATGTTGGTTGCTTCGTTGCAATGTTTACTGCGGCGTTTGTTACAAGAATAATTTCACGTGAAACGGCCCGAGCTGTACGTAATCGATTGGTGAATGCTTCACGCATGGAGAAAGCCATTTTGGCTTTATTGGCCTTGGGGGCTGCAGCGGCAATTCTTAAGACGTTTTTTGGTTCTACAGATCGTGCAACTATGCGGCCCGAGAGTTTTTCTTGGGAACCTAGTGCTGAACAGCCGTCTGGATTTTGTGCTCCTACTTCTAGTTTGTTCGAGCGTTATAATCCGTGGCATTCTGCAGCTGCTGATGTCATGAAATGTGGTCCACTGTCTCAAACTAGTCGTGGGAAGGGCGCCGATATTCAGGCAAAGAATGTTGCTGATAATACCATGCGCATGACGTATATTGATTACACCCATAGGAATGGCCTGAGTTCTGTTGTGATTCCAGCTGCTGAGGATTATACGATACGTCTGTTAGGTATTAAGAATAATATCTTTGTGACTAACAAACATGCTTTGCCTATGAGTGCCCCTTTGCTTTCATTTAGAGCCAAGATTGAATATGGTTCTGGTGGGGCTTACTCGCAGGGAACACAGGTTTCAGTGACGTCTTCACAGATTTGGTGTCATCCTGATAAAGATTTAGCTTTTATTCAGTTGACTCCTGTTGCTAGTCTGCGTAATATATCGGGACTGTTTCCATTTATGGGACATACTGCACGAGCTTTCACTACTTTAATGTTGTGCGCTCCTGGGGGAACCGTCACATATAAAAGATACACGAAGGGTGTTACTTTAAAGAACGTTACTGGTCCTAATGGACCAGTTCCAGGTTGGTGTGGTTATCCAGATGTCCCCACAGAATGTGGTGATTGCGGATCTCCTATGTGGGATCATACAAATGCATCTGTTCTGGGGATACATTCGTTGGGTAGTGAATCGGGAAATTTTGGTTGCTCAGTTCCCATTTATCAAGAAGATCTAGATATGGCTTTTTTGAATTTAGATAAGAATATCAAGAGTGGTATAATGAGCGTAATTGATCCTGATTTGAAATTGAGTTTCCAGTCTTTGTATGCCGGTGTCATGAATTTGATACCTAAGTTTATGTCGATTATTCCTATTGATGATGATGGATTGTTGGACTTGAGACATCCTGATGGGAAAGATATTGAAGTTAAGGACGAGTTGCACCGTAAATGTGCGGCTCGAGATGAGTTTTATGATTTGAATCCCGCTTCAGGGACATACAATCCACCGGGTAGACTTAAGAGAATTGGAGAGGTTATAGTTAATCGTTCAAGCTATAAATCTAATGTCAGATCCACTCCTGTGCGTGAGAAGGCAGGTGAATTTGGATACACCACTGATAAGGTGGCTCCCATGTTGAACGGTTGGATACCTAAACGTAAAGCTTTAGATTCAATGACTCATCAGAAGGGTAACGTTGATACTAATGTGTTGAATATGATAGTCGTTGTATTTGCTGCAGAAGTTATTTCTGCTTTAGGTGGTGAAAAGATTCATGCTTATGACATGTATACTGCGGTTAATGGAGCTGCTGGAGTCACTTATGTTGATAAGATGAATTTTAATACAAGTATGGGTTTCCCTTGGCTTACAAAAAAGACCAAATTCTTAGAGGAGACACCTCCTCGGAATGGTCATTCTAGTGCATTTAAACCGAATGTGGATGTATTGGCTCGTTCGGAACGCGTTATGCAGCGATACAAAAATCGTTTGCGTGCTTCACCAATATTTAATTGCCAGCTCAAGGATGAACCTGTTTCTCCAGAGAAGGCACTTATAGGAAAGACGCGATTGTTCGTATGTTCACCTTTTGATTTTTCATTGGTGGTGCGTATGGCTTTGTTGCCTTTCATTCGTGTGGTCCAGAACAATCGTTATGTATTTGAATCAGGCCCAGGAACAATCTGTCAAGGCAGAGAATGGGGTGAGATGAAGGATTATCTTTGTGCTTTTGGTGAGAACCGGTTTATTGCTGGGGATTACAAGAATTATGATAAGAATATGCACTGTATTTGGATGTTGGCTGCTTTCCAATTTATCTATTTGGTATGTATGTCTTTGGGGATGAGTGCTGATGCCTTGGACATTATTCTTGGTATTTCTATTGATGTTAGCTTTTGCTACATCAATTTTTTCGGTGATCTCATGATGCTTTTTGGGTCTAATCCTTCGGGATGGCCATTGACCGTTATTATTAACGGGATAGTTAATTGCTTGTACATTCGATATGCTTATTACGAAAATAATCCTGAAAAGGAGGTTTTTTCATTTAAAAAGAATGTTCATTTGATGACTTATGGTGATGATAATATTATGGGGGTTTCAGATAGAGTGCCCTGGTTTACACACACTGCTATTCAGCGTACGTTGGCTATCATTGGTGTGACATACACCATGGCCGACAAAAGTGAAAATAGTATTGCATACATTCATTTTGATGATACTTCATTCTTGAAACGACGTTGGGTCGCCGATACTTTTCGGGGTATCCAAGTTTGGAAATGTCCTTTGGAGTTTGAATCAATAGAGAAGATGATTTGCGTATGGGTACGCTCTAAGGTTATTACTCAGGAGTGTCAATTAGTAGCTGTGCTACAGAGTGCCGCCTACGAAGCATTTTGGCATGGTGAGGAGAAATTTGAACATATGATGAAATTCATTCGTTCTGTTATTGATGATATGAATTTGAAACAGTGGGTCACTCGTGATACGTTTCCATCATATGATGGTTATATTGATCGGTGGTTCAATTGTTCAGATATGCCCCAATTGATGTTGACCACTACGGATGAGTTGGATACAGAGGAGGAGGAGGAGCTCTTGCTTGGGCATTAGGTTTTCCTAGATATAGGCGTTAGATATACGTCTTGAACCAAAATATCGCTTTGTATATAGTTACTTAGTTTGATTGTTTATTTTTGTTAGTTCCGAAATTGAATGAGAGGATATATGAAGAGCTTGGATTTCGGTCCACCCCTATTTAGGGGAGTGTTGGCGCACGCGGAACAAGAATCGGTGGACGATTGAGTTAATTTCCACTTAAAAACATGACTCGCTGCACTTATTAAATTTGAGGATGATATTACTGATATAGCAGAGGTTCAACCAGGCATCATTGATGCGGACTTTGGATTATCTGGCGTTGATTTGAGTACTTGGTTTGCTCGGCCTATACGTATTGCTTCATATACGCAGGCTGAGGGAGCCAATTTGTACCAAACCCTTTTTCCCTGGAATCTTTATTTCACGCATCCCACAGTTGCGAACAAGATTTCAGGATATGCTTATTTGCGTGCTAAATTGCACGTTAAGGTGGTCTGCAATTGTGGACCTTTTCGATATACGTATGGAATGATGACATATATGCCTTTGTGTGGAACACCCACTGCTGATTCATTTTCTTCAGCTGATATGGTTGATGATGTTACTTTTAATGCTGCACAGACTCAGGGCGCTATTTTGCGCTCACAGAGACCTCGTGCCTTTTTTGCTCCTCAGGCGAATATGGGATGTGATATGACTTTGCCTTTTGTTAGTCCACAGGAATGGATTGATTTGAGAAATCTCGCTAATAATGCGAATAATCTTAGTCATATGGGAAGATTGACTTTGGAGACTTTCTTTCCTTTGGCTACAGCTACTACTGCGGTTACTGATGTTATCACGTATAATGTGTATGCCTGGTGTGATGAGATTGATCTAAATGGTCCTACTCTAAATTATCAGTCTAAGGATGAATATGGTAAGGGTGTTGTTTCTGATGTAGCTTCTGCTGCGTCGGAATATGTCAATGCTTTGGGTCAAGTTCCTATGATTGGTAAGTATGCTAAGGCGACTTCTGTTGCACTTAAGGGTGTAGGAATGTTCGCTTCTGCATTTGGATTTACTAATCCACCAGTCTTGGCTGATACGATGCCTATGCGACCTAGTTTTCTTAATCAGATGGCATCAGCCGATATTTCTCTCCCCGTAGAGAAATTATCGTTGGATCCTAAGAATGAATTGTCTATTGATCCATCCGTATCTGGTCATACCTCGGAAGATGAGTTGAGTATTGCATCCTTGGTTCAAAGAGAATCTTTTTTAGGACTTGTACCATGGGCTACTACGTCCACTTCAGGCACGGGATTGATTTCTGCAAATGTTACGCCTGAAACATACGCTTATAATGTGGCTACTACTGGCACTTTACCGTATAAATATGCTTCAATGGCTTTGCCCCCATTTGCGTGGATTTCAAACATGTTTAGATTTTGGCGTGGATCCATTAAGTATCGTTTTGTTATTGTTGCTTCTCCATTCCATAAGGGTCGTTTGCGTTTTATATATGATCCTGCTGGGGATTTTCCAGCAACTATCGCTGAAGGGCGAGTTTTGACACGTATTGTGGACATTTCTGAGACTACTGAATTTGAAATGGAAATTCCTTATATGCAGCCTACACATTGGTGTGATCTTTTGGGTCTTACTACTACGCCTACTTTGACAAATGGTAATTTTACTCGTAATATTACCTTTGCGAATGGTACGGTTGGTACTGCTCCATATAGCACTACTGCTTATAATGGTGCCTGGCGTGTGGAGGTTTTGACTGCTCTTGGAGCTGGCACGGTCTCTTCTCCAGCCTATATTTTGGTTTTTGCTTCGTGTGGATCGGATTTTGAGTTCGCTGCCCCAGATGACATTGTGCCGTCGGAGGCAGGAGTTGATACTGTGCCGGGTACGTTAACTTATACACAACCTTTATTGTATCAGGGTCCGAAGGTGATTGCGGAGAGTGATGTGCCAGATGAGAAGCCCGATTGTTTATGTCCGGTGATTCGTCCAGCTCGTGACTCATCTTCCTTGGTTTTCATGGGAGAACGTATTTTATCCATTCGCCAATTGTTTCATAGAACAAATTTTTATACGTGTATGAAGCTTGGTCAATGGACTATGCCAATTACTGCTGGAGGATCATTTCAATACGTGGCTCAGATGCCTCGTCAACCACGTAGTCCTGGATCTGTATTGACTACTTTTGCTCATGTTTCTCCTACCTCGCGGTCATTACATTCTGCTGCGGCTGGGCCATCTCGTTTTAACTTTGTACCATTTTCTCCATTAACATATGTTACTCCTGCTTTTTTGGGCCAAAGGGGTTCTGTTGTTTGGAAATTTCATCCTTTGAATTTTTCTGATTTGCAATTTACTGTGCTTAATGCTTCCCGATGTCACCTTATGAGGTATCCTGCTGTTTATTTGGGCGATAACTCCACTGGCATTGGAGCTTCAGGGACAACTACACTTTCGGGGGGAGCCGCCATGGCAAATTTGTTAGAGGCCAATTTTGGTGGGTCTCTTGGTATGTCTGTGGCTCCTACTCGTGTGATTCCATCCGTTGAGTTTTCATCTCCTATGTATTCCAAATTTCGTTTTTTGCCTACCAGGCATAATAACATTGGAAGCACGATATGTAATCCAGCGGTTGTTGTTTCTGATGAGGCTATTCGAATTGTAGCTCGTGTAACCACTACTGCTCTTCCATCAACTGCCTTACCAATTAATCCTGCTATTGATGCTTATTATCATGCAGGAGCGGATTATTCAGCCGTATTTTTTCTGAATGTTCCTTTGTTGTATTTTACCACAATTATTCCGA